TAAGTGTCATTGCACTCATTGCACAACTTGTACAAGCACCACCTAATCGAACTTTTACATAGTTTGTTCCTTCTTCAATCTCTACAAATTCTACAAATCCTCCATCTGCTTCAATGTAAGGAGCAATTTCTGATAGAGATTTAGTTACATTACTTTCATTTAAGTCCATTAAATACCATTCCAAAAAGTATCAGTTTGAATAGATTGCATATTCTTTGATACAATATACAATCCTACATTACATAGAAACCAACAAGCATTAGTTATCCATGCTTGTCTCCAACAATATTTTCTATTGCTTTGGACTATGTAAATATTTCGATCATTTATTTCGTCAAAAGGAGACAAGGGTTTTGCCTTTATAATCTGTTCTAATAGTAAAGATATTATAAAACCTATTGCAAAGACATAAAACATTAGGTTTAAAAAACTTGCGTTAAAAAGTAAAAATGAAATCATCTGTAGTCCCACATGAAAGAACGATCACCATATTCATCAGTATGCCATCTATCTCCCTCTGAGTCAACAAATGTTTCCTCTTCAAAACCATCCGCTATAAATCCAAAAGGAGCCATATCTTGTTCAATCTGGTTCTTTTGTTCTTCATATATTCTCTTTCTTACATCATTATCAGTCATTTCTTTAAAATAATCCTGTGCAACTAACCATGCAAATATAACTAAACACATTGCTAAGTCATCATTACACCCCTCCTCTGCCTCAAATGAGTTATGTTTTTGTGAAAAAGTAGTCAGTTCAGATATGATTTCATAATCACAAGTAAGTACTTTATCATCTTCAATCAGTGTTTTTAAATTACTACATCCTAATTTTTTAACTGCAGCAGTCATTCTTACACCTAGTTGTGACTTTTTACCTGAGAAACCTTGACCTACAACCTGACCATTTCTACCTCTCATAGATGCCATAAGTAAATTTTCATACTCAAGATCATACTGAAGTATGCTTGCAACCTGATCTCCTATATCATTTACTTCAATTAAAAGGAATGCATTATTATAACCTTTTGCTACATTATGAACAATATTTGGAAATAACATTGGTTTGATTTCATTATTTCGATATTTTGCTACGACCTTATATGGAAACTCTGTGATATCAAAAACAATAAATGCTGAATAATCATTACCTAAACCACGAGCAACATCAACTGTTATCATATAATTATGTTCTTTTATAGCGTCCTCATAGATATCCAATCCTGCATTTCTTGTTCTTGGTGCATCATATACTAAATTTTTTAACTTACTTGGTGCTATAAGAGTATTGACTGATCCTAAAAATTCACATTCAAACTCAACTTTAAATTGTTGTTCAGATGTATTCGCAATCGTTTGTGCTTTCCATTCATCATCTCTACCAGGAACTTCTCCCCAATGCACATCTGTAGGAATATATCCATTTACACCTCTTTCAGCATCATGCCACATACGGTAGAAATGATTCATACCACGAGGTGTAGATACTATTATAACTTTTGTACTTGAACCTGAAGAAATTGTAGGATAAACAGATGCAAAGAAGTCATCTGCTACATGGTTTGGAACGAATGCAAACTCATCGAGGAATAGAATATTAAAAGACATACCTCGAACAGCAGATGCTGAAGTAGATGCTGCTAAGATTTTTGATCCATTTTCTAATTCTAATGATCCCTTATTCCATGCAATAATACCTTGTTGCATCCATTTTGGTAAATTTTCATATGCTATCTGTAATCTTCCAAGAAGATCCATTGCAATTTTTGCTTTGTTAGCGAGTATTCCTATATTAACACTATCATTAAAAACAGCGTAATGTAAAAGGTAAGATACAACAGTGGTTGATTTACCAGTCTGTCGAGGCATCTTACAAATATTAAAACGATTATTGTGAAAGTTATTAACTAGTTTTTCTTGGAAGGGGTAAAGATTGAAAGGAACTAATCCCTCATCAAGAGAAACAATCTTTACATAATTTTTTGCAAAATATACGGGATCATCCTTACACTTTAAAAATTCAATAATATTCTCTTCAGAGAACTCAATTTTAGTGTTCGCTTTTTTTAAATTAGGATTACCAAGATATACATTATCAACCATTTGTTTTAATCCTTTATTGATTTCTCTAATTTATCTGCTTGTTTTGCATGAGTCTTAGATCCCTTTCTAAGATTTTTGACTAACTTCTTGATGTAAGGTTTATCTTTCTTATCTAACTCCTCTTTCACATCATCTTTACTATCAAGATAATCAGCAGCAGTGTCTAAGTAATCAGATGCTTTAGTAATTTTAGATTGTACCCATGCTTTAAAGTTGTCCTTTTTAAGAGTATGTTTTTTAATTTTTTTGGATGCTCTCTTTGCAGTTTTTAACTGACTACGAATCATCTCTGGTTCGTGGTCTTTATGTTTTTCCTCCATTGCTAACTTAGTAGCAGTTGCATACATCACAGATTTAGCATCTTTACCATAACGTTTTTTAAATCCTTTCTTATCCTTTTTCATTCCTTTCACTATATCCTCTTTCTTTTCCTTCTCATTCTCAGTCATTTTTCTTTCACTTATTTCAGTTCCCTTCCATACACCACTATTATTTACCATAGGTTTCATATGTGCAGGACCTATGATATCTACTACAATCGCAGTTGTTTGACCATCTGAATTTTGAATCTCTACGTTTTCCCCGATCCCGCCTGAGCCATTACCACCACCATTACCACCAGAGCTACCGTTACCATTTCCAGAACCATTCCCACCGTTCCCATTTCCGTTAGAACTTCCGTTAGACTTGCCATTACCATTCTTTTTTGAATCCTCCTGTTCATCTTCACGCTCTCTACGAAGATAACCACCAACACCCCTACGATATCCTTTGGGTATTGGTTTACATTTGCTATCTTTATAGCAATAATAGTGTCCTTCTTTACACTTTTTCATTGCAGCGATTACTTCTTATCCTTATTATTTAGAAACTGTTTTTTCAGTATCTTTGAGAGATCTGAGGTAGACCCAACAAATAATGCATTATTAGTTACGTTATTAGTTGTAGATCCATTCTCTTCTTTTACATCCTTTACCTTTTTTTGAAGGTCTAGTAACTTATCAGTAGTATCAGCAACTGATTTGATAAGTTGTCCAGCAACTTCATATGCTCTAGGACTTGCACTCTCACCAGCAACTTCCATTATACCATTAATTGCTTCCTGCCCCTTTTCAATTAGTGAATATAAATTACCTCTTGTGTAATCATAATCCTTATCAATCTCATTTATTTTTACCACCTCATCTTTTTTAAGGATGGGTTTTTTAGATGGCACTATCTCAGTATCGCTGATGTTAAGTGCTTCATCAATAGATTCATAGTTTTCCATTATATGTCAGTTTGTTGAGTTGGACTGCGATCTCTACCATCATCAAAGAATTCAGATGTTTCACTAAATCCAAAGTCATCGCCTGGTATGATAAGTGGATTATCATTACTATCTATAGAACCATCACTATTGTAATCTTTAGTTGCAGTTGGTTCGACAGTATATCTCATTTCTCTCTTAGCGTTAACAGTATCAACACTTGCATACTGATCGACAATAACTTTCTTGATAAGACCCTCTGGATTCTCTGCGATAGGTCCGTATAGATAAGTTTTTGCAGTAAACTGGAAAGTATAAATTAATGCTCGTCTTGTTGAAAAATCTCCCTCATAATCATCTTGAAAGGTAACATTAGTTAAAGTAATTGGTATATCTCTCTTCTCACCAATAGATGATACTAAATCAACTGTTATACTAAATGATGGTTGAAAAAATGGTAATATCTGTTCTACTACTTGTAATGCATCATCGTTTAGTTTTGTAAGTAAACTTAATTCAAAACCAATATTATAAGGAACTGGCATAAAAACTTTTTTTAATTTATTACCATCAACTGCCTTAAATGTTTGTGTTATACCTGCTTTTCTTGTAGAGTCATAAGCAATAGAAGTCATTTCAAAAGACATTCTAGGTAATGTTATAGCAACCATTTTATTTAAATCTGGTTGTTGCTCTAATCTTGCTATGAATTTAGCAGCAGGACCATAAGCAAGAGGAACTCTTTTTATATCAACAACTGTTCCGTTAGCATCTGTATGCTTAACCTCCATGCCATTAAATAATGTTCCAAAACCAATAATGGTTTTTCTAATTACTTCGTGGTAAAAATAAGTTCCTAACATTAGTATAAACCAAATGGATTGCCTTCAGAGAAATCAAGAATCTGATCTGCTTCATCCTCTATCTCGTCACTATGATCATATTTATCCTTATCTGTGTTTGCTGCAGATACTTGAACGGTGTATGTAGCACCTGATCTTGATCCTGTAATTGTTTCTCCTCTGAGGAATGTTCCAGTTTCAATACCAACTTGTAATATCTTAGTATCAAGATCCCAATTCTTAACTCTAGCAGTAGCATTTGATCTGCTACCTGTAACGATTTCATTAAACCAGTAACTACCAGAACCTATTCCAACAGAAGAAGGAGCACCGATAGTGATTGTTGGTGGTGAGAAGAATCCAGCACCAGAATCTTGAATGAATACATCTGATATTGAACCACCAGCACCAACGATTGCACGAGCAGAAGCAGGTAGTTGTGGTGATAGTGATGGAAGTGATATGGATACATTTGGAACTGTTGAATATCCAACTCCACCTGTTCCACCAATTGAAATACGTACGAGACCTTTCTTTCCATCTGATCTAATCAGAGCAGTAGCAGCCGCACCAACTCCTCCACCACCAGATATTGTTACAACTGGTGCAACTGTATATCCAGCACCAGAATTTGTAATTACTATTTCTTCTATTGAAGTTACATTATTTCTTGTAGTCAAAATACCAACAGCAGTTGCGTTTGTTCCACCACTTGGTGCTGTAGTTAAACCAATTGTTGGTGTGCTTGTAAATCCTGAACCATCATTTATAAGAGATATTGTTTTAACAAATCCAGTTCCAATAGTTGCTGTAGCAGTAGCAATTGATCCACCACTAAACATTTGAAGATCTGTAATCACACCTAGATCTTCTATCTTACTATCAATTGCATCTATACCAGTATCAATAGTTTCATCATTGTATTCAAATAATTCACATTGCAATTCATAAACATAGGTATGACCTAACTGATAAAAGGGAACTTCATGCTCTACAAATTTTATTTCAAATAATCTACCACCCAAAGGAAAAAATACTAGATCTCCTTCACGAGGTCTCATCACTGCTTCACCAACTTCAGACACATCCTCTTGACTTAAGAATGGTGATATAAAATCTTCAAATCTTTCTCTTGATATTACTAATTGTAATTCATCTCTTAAACTCATACCAAATTTTGTTAGTACATCTCCTGCTCCACTGTATCCATCCCAAGTGTTAACATATGCTTCCAATTGAAAATTATCATCAAATTTAGATGCTTCAATTTCTTGAAATACTGTGCTTCGATTAACAAATTTTCTAGGAATATATGTAACTTCTACACCATAAATTTTCAATTGCTCATTAATAAGCGATTGAACTAGATTCTGTTCGTTAGCAGATCCTTGTAGAAAGAAGGGATTAAGAGCCATTATCCAATAAAGTCTAGAGGTGGAAGTTCGTAAGTAGAACTCATTTCTTCCTTAATCATTTGCAGTTCTCTTAGTGCATCATCATATATTTCTCTACCATTCAATTCAATACCACCAGGTAATTTTACTCCTTTAAATTTAATTAAATTTTGTCCCCATTGTCTTTTTATTAATGAGGTTAGATATCTTTTTAGAAAACTATCATTAAATACTTGAGTGAATGTAGTTGGATCTAATATTCTATGGCAGTCAATAACTATAAAATCTCCCACATTTATTCCACCATAATCTATATCTAAATATAATCTATCTTGCCTTTTATTAAATCTTACCTGTGCTTCAGTTGTTAATAAGAAATCAATATCCTCAAGATATGATTTCACCATTGCATATTGAAGAAGTTCAACTGAATTAAAATAATATAGATCATTTAAAAATAACTGATATTTAATACTAAACATTCCACCAGATATTGCACTCATATCAAATTTAAATATTTTTTCAATTCCTACTACAGTCTCAGGAACTTGAATAAAGTTTGATGTTTCGTAAAAATTAGACGTTGTTGTACCGTAACCACTTACATTTGTAGAAGTTCCTGTGGTTGTCACTATACCTACTTCCGTAGTTCCCTTCGCCCTTCCCCTATCTATATCTCCCTGTGTAAATTGGTATTTGAGGTACATTCTTTCTATACCATCAAAATGACGTTCCTGAAAATACTGAAGAGCATCATCTACTAAATCATCAACCTGTTCATCACTTACGTTGATTTCCAATACTGGTGCACCTAATTGCCTAAAGCTGTAATCTATTAATTCTTGTCGTGTAGCAGGTTTTGCCATTAGAATCCCTCAGAATCTACTGTAATATTTTTTGGTTGTTTGTTCTTTCCTCTCAGTTGAATTAATAAATTTTCCTGATCAGTTACCTTTGTGCTCAATTGCTCAACAACATTGTTTAAACCAAGAACTCTTGTTTCTAATGCAATTATTTGAGCAAGCATTTCATGGGTCTTTTTTTGATAAACACCTAAAATCATTTTGTATTCGTTTTCATCCATAACAGAGTATAAAAAAAGGTGGGAGTATACCCACCTATATTTATAACTTATACTTTACACTCGTTAGAATGATCCAGCATCAATGGTTATATTTGATAATTGTCTTAGCGAACCATCGTGACTTATTACTGCTGATAAACCTGCTGCGTCCTTGATAAACATTCCACCAGCTTCTATAGTAGCATGTGTAGAGTTTGTTAAAACACTTGCACTTTCAGATACTTCAGCACCAAAAGCAATCCTTCCTACTGAATCGTCCCAGAATACTGCTGCTTTCTTAGCAGAACCACTATAGTAGTGGAATATCATACCAACGTCTATGTTAGCATCTGATGATGGTGCTACTAAGTTACCACCACTATTAACAAGACCTACTTCAATTAAACTATCTTCAACCTTTAAGGTCTCTGTATTAATTATTGATTGTGTGCCTAATACTGTGAATGTACCATTAACAGTTAAGTTGTCATCAACTGTAACTGTACCACCAGCAGAGTCAATTGTTAAATTACCTGATGATGTATCTAATTCATTATCACCAGTAACACCAACTTGTATATTACCACCAGTTAAATCTGTAAACGTACCAGCACCAGCAGAAGCACCACCAATCGTTACTCCGTCAACAGTACCACCATTAATATCTGCAGTGTCTGCTACTAATGAGTCAATCTGTGCAGTTCCATCTATGAATAGATCCTGCCACTCATTATCGGATGTACCAAGGTCTCTTGCACCGTCTGTAGATGGAACAAGGTCACTATCAAATCTACCTGTTGCTGTAATAGTATCTGTTGTAGCATTACCGAGATCTACGTTACCTTCTGCACTTAGTAAACCCTTAAAGGTTGCATCATGAGGAGTAGTAACTACGTTTGAATGAGTAATAACAGCATTACCCATGTACCCGTGAGCAGTACACTGATAATGTAAAACAGCAGGTGTAGTGTCTGTTATTGTAATCTCAGTATAAGTATTCTGAAAACTTACACCTGTAGTATAATTTGTAATTTTCCCTGCATCAAGGTAAAACTTTAATGGATGACTTCCTGTATTATCATGTGTAAATCTGTATGTTTTACCTGGAGTGAAGTGTAGTATTGGTGATTCTACACCATCAATCTTATATCCATTACTACTAC